AACCTAGCATTGCTGCCCATCCGTTAAATCTTTCTGCTTCTGGTGTCATGAGTTTTTCCTCTTTGTTGATTGTGAATTGAGTGTTAATTTTCATTAGAAAATTGGTGGAAATATGCTACCAAAGAAACCGTAGTTTACTGTAGCAATGATAAGTCCTAGCATGGCAAGTCTGCCATTAACTAATTCTGCGTATCTCCAATACTTGTGACTGGTATCCATTAGAAGATACCTGGTATGATCTGACCAGTTGTAATGTAAGCACCGAGTAATGCGATGAATCCGATCATAGCCCAACGACCATTAACCTTTTCTGCATTCTGTGGGTAACCTTCATATGTTACTGTCTCATCGATGTAGGGACGTGTCTCGGTAGGAAAAGCGTTTTGTCTTCCACCTGACTCAGTTGTTACGGTCATTGTTTCGTTGTGTGAAGTATTGTTACATAATTATATATAAAAGATAAAGTTTTTGTCAAGCCCTTTTTGTATATAAATCCTAACATTCTCTGAAAACTGTTGCTATCACTACAAAAATAAAAAACCTCCTGATTAGAGGAGGTATTTATACTTATGTCAGGGTTTCCTGACATTACATAGCAGGTTGATACGAAACTGTATCACTTTTGTTTGGATATGCTGCGACCTCTGGATCTGGATCTAACCACTTGACATACTCAGGGTCTTCAAGAGCACAGTCTAATTGTATCTGACTGTCCAGATAATACATGGTTTGATAATGATCAGTAACCTCATTGTATTTTAGGATGCGAAAGTCTGGCATACCATTAGTCTCGAGTATACCGACCTCAACAAACCTGTAAGGAAATCTGTCAAGAATAACTTTTGCTTTTGTCATTGATGTTTCGTGAAGTATATGTTTATTATACTCTCTAACGTAACACGTTTTCATTATACAGTGGACAGTAATTTTATTGTCACACAGCGTATGCAAATTGTGGTGCTACTGCTACTGCTGCAGTTACACAAGCGAAGAGAGATATGCTGATTAAATAAGTTTTCGTCATTGTCTTTTGTTAAGTTATATTACTATGTATAAGTATAACTACTTAGACAATTTATGTCAAGGTTTGATTGCCTGTAACTTTGCTGTTTCTATCTCATCGCTTTCATCTGCATTTGTATGATGTGTGACCTCTCTTAATGTCTTAAGATATTCTAGGACGTGCTCTCGAATTTCCATCAACTCATCAAAGCATCCTTGGTTGTGTGCACATCCCCTCAGTTTGTGGTCAGGTGCAATGACTGACTCTTGAAATAGTGTCAGTGCTCTATCATATTTGATAGCAGGTGTTTCTTTACCGATCATGGGACTATTGAAATGAAAACCATCCTGTTACTATCATCTTCTCCTTTGTCTCGGATACTCTTCCTCTATGAAAGTGTGTCCAATCTGCTGGCCAGATGACTGTGTATCCTTTTTGTGCAGGGACATACTTGTCTTGATGAAACCACTCGGTGCCACCATCAGGGACATCGTTTAGGTATGTCATGTAGACAAGGTGTCTATACACATTACTTGGTAGGCAGTTTGATCTCTCTGTATGCCAGAGTTTAAAACCACCACCCTTAGGATACCATTGTATAGAGAGTGGCTCATTGATACGGAAGTCAGATAACTCACAGAAAGGAAACCTATCCATGTATAACTCTAGGACTCTTTGTAATTCAACGAGATACTTCTCACAATGCATGACTGCTGCTTGGAATGGTACGTGCAGGTCACGAGAATCTTTAAATTCTTTGTTTGTTTTTATTTGTCCTGCTTCCATCAGTTGACCTTCAATGTAAGGTAGAAACTGTTGGTGCCTATAAAAGTTTGTAACTTCTTTTACTGCTTCATCAGAGATAAAGTCACCCCAAATGAAATCGCTATGCTTTTCGCATATCTTATCCTTATATGTTGTGATCTCAGGTTTTAGCATCAACTCTGTATGAAAAAATTGCTCGAGGACTTTTGGGTGATGCTTCATGATACATCCCCTTAGGTATGTATAGTGCATCGCCAGGATTTACAGTTACTATATCTGCCATGCAAGTTTCACATGCATTAGTATCAAACCTATAAGATGTCCTTCCTTTGACACCTATAATTAATACATTTTCTTGGTCGTTATGCCTGCCAAATGTATCAGCAGGTGCGAAGTAAGAAACATAAACGTCCATGTTTTGACACTCATGTCCTACCCACGCTTCAAACTCACGTCGAGCAATAGTAAAAAGAGGAGGACAGGGCGAACCTCTCCTCCACTTAGACATGTATGAAGGCGGACCTCCATCTGTTATCACATGACATTGACCAGTAGGGTCGTTTAGAGTTGAATTTACATACATTAACACACTCTCCCATGTCACGTCAACGTGCTTGGGAAATATATCTCTGTATATACAATACCTCTCGTCATCCATAAGTTAAATCATAATTTAAGTTATCAATTAAAATTTCATAATCTTCTTCAACATCAATACCCCAGAATTGGACACGACGTTTGTCGGCATAAAACCTACAGAGTGCTTGAAATAAAGTTGGGTATTCTTTATCCAATTCAACCTCGCCGTTGATCGCTGACCTTAAGATGGACATACGATTTGAAAAACGATCCTTTACTGACATGAGTAAACTCCTTTTCTGTTTGGGACTTGGCTTTCGCCAATGATTCAGACAGGAATCGAACCTATTAAATGCACCTTACACTGAATCAAATAATTGCTTTAGTCTTGTCTACATGTCCTTTAACATTAAAGGAGATGATCGTCCTCTTGACAGGGGATCTATTGGGAGTTGATTCATGGTGCAACGCTGCAGGAAAGAACACAATCGACCCTTCCTTAACTCTTGGGACGTAAGACATTAAGTTGCCGTCCTTGAAGTCGTGGAAGGGTGAATAGAAAGTTGTTGGCATGTGTATGTTTTCGTCGAAGTCATAATAAAGAATGCATGACCAACCATACATGCCATGGTTGTGCACTCTGTGTTTGTGAGAATCTAGTTGAGATTCAAACCACATTGATGAAATCTCCATCTGATGATTGCGACCAAGGCAACCACTTTTTTTGAATTTATTTATAGGGACTGCTGCTGCTTTAAAAACTTGGTCAGCATATGGTGGCAATTTACCTGCATGATCCCACTCAAAGAAATCAGTATAAACTTCCACACCTTGACTGAGATGATCATCAGTAGGGTCTGGTAGTTGGATGGATTTTTTTACTTCATCCCAGTCGTCAATCTCATATGTGCAGACTGGGACTCGGAATGGAAATTCCATCATGTTGTCTCATACTCACGAATTTGTGAGGCAATTATCTCTGCTTCCTCTGTCTTACCTTCTTCTATAAGGTAATGCAATTTGTCAATAAGAAACTCTACTGAGTCTACGAATTCAATAGGAGGCATGGAATTTTTGCAACTCTTTCAAGTATATATGATCGACGTCCCCATGTCAAGGGGTAAAATTTTTAATAAACCATTCGGCATCCAACACCACTAGTGCCTTCTTCCTGTTTTTCTTCATAAAAAGAGCAGGTGTATGGTCACCTGCGTTTGCACACGCTTGATCGTATGCATCGTAAACGTTAAGTTTCTCAACATTTTTACACTCTATTGAGAAAGGAAATTTCTTTCTAGCATCTCTTGCCATGATAAGATCTTCTCCACCTGCACCCATACTCCTAGATTCAATATCCTCAGGGTGTACGTCACAATGCTCTATGAGCATGTCTCTTACCCATTTCTGAAAGTTTCTACCTTTCGCCTTTGCACTCTGCGGTTTCAATCAATTACCTTCATACTCATCTTTATATGTATAAGATGGTGTGAAAGGTGCTCTGGTAGAATTAGTGTATGCACTAACGTCTTCTTTGAGTGCATCTTCTAACTCAGATGCTAACTCCTTTAACTGATGTGCAAGACGTTTTACTTTTTGGTGATTCATATTAGTTTAGATTGTAATGATTCCCAGTCTTTATCAAATTGCTCCAACCCTTTGTCGGTTAAAACATGTTTATACATCTTATCAAATATGCTTGGAGGTATTGTGCATATGTCTGCACCAACTTCAAAACATTTACCAACATCTTTTACGTTACGAATAGATGCTGCTAGTATCTGTGTCTCAACGTTATGTTGTTTATAGACCTTAGATATATCTGATATTAATTGTATACCATCAAAACCATTATCGTCAACCCTACCTACAAATGGAGAGACGTAAGTTGCTCCTGCCTTTGCTGCAAGTATTGCTTGAGTGACAGAGAAACAGAGCGTTACATTTGTAGAGATACCGTCTTCTGATAATTCTTTACATGCCCTCAGTCCTTCTGGATTGAGAGGTAGTTTAATAGTTACACTTGGATGAATGTCAATGTAATCATCTGCCATGTCTAGCATCTCTTCTGCTGTCGCTCCAACTACCTCTGCAGATACTGAGGCAGTCCATCCAAACATATCACATATTTCTTTAATAACTGTAACAGGATCTTGTCCCTGTTTTAACATTAGAGAGGGATTGGTTGTTACACCATCTATTAAACCTGTCCCTACGGCATCTAAAACTACCTCAGTATTACTACTGTCTAGAAATAGTTTCATGACTCTCCTCATAATTACTTTTATTTATTTTTCTTAAAAAAAGGGGGGAGGTTGGATTCCTGTGTACCAACAAAAGATGGGCATTACTAC